TCTTTTGCTCATATACCCATTTCTTTAAAATAAAATTTTGAAAATTCTGCTCTTAATTTATCTTCTTCTTTATTACCTATTGAAAAGAAAGGTCTAGTAATTCTACGTTTACCAACACCTAATGAATCATGATAACTTGCTATTTTTTCTCTTTCCTTATTTGCAAAAAACAATGTGCTTTTCATACCACCAGTTTTAAAATCTAAACTTCTAAACATTTTGCCAGTATCAGTAAGGTCTACAAAACCAGTTTGTCTACCCCTCTTTTTTCGGCTTCTGACAGTGCCTTTTGCATATGCCCTCATGTTACCACCATCAGGAAGTTTACCTGCTTGGGTTCGCTTTGTAATCATCAGGATAGCCATGTTAGATATTCTCTTTAAACCTTTATCTATAACAGACTTTTGTTTTCTACTTAATTTTTTTAAAAAATTAGTAATTTCTACAGTATTAACATCAACTTTGACATCTACTGCCATTATCTAACCAATCTAAGACTATGTAGGGCTTCTTTTTCACTATCTGAAACAGTGCCACCACCATCTTCGTCATATTCAACACCATCTCTAAGAATAGCTTGAAATTCTTCATCATATCTATCTCTATAAAAATCTATTTGAACTTGAAAAGCATCTTTGCCCTCGCCAGTGTCTGGGTCTCTCCACTTCGTCAAAATAGGATAAACATATTTCCATAAACATAAATAAACTACTGATTGTGTCCATTGTGAATCAGTAAGCTTAGAACTATCCATTTCTACTGATGTTATCTTAGTAATATCCTTGTATCTTACTTGATGCCTATATCTTTCCCACCATTCTTCACGAATACGTCTAAGAACATCATTTTCTGCAAACTGTATTTGATCTACAAAAGTTGTGATACCAAAACCTAGAATATCTGGTTGAATTTTTTGTAAGTGTGTATTTTGAACACTAAAAACTGTTGATGACATTATTCAGCCTTTTTTGTTTCTGTTTTCTTAGGTGCTTCTTCTTTTACCCATTCACTATCTTTTTTGGGTTCTTCTTTAGGTTTTTCTGCTTTTGGTTTTGGTTCTGGCTTGGGTGTTGGTTTTGGCTGTGCTTTCGGCTTACCATCATCAAGTTTCCAACCTCTTAAATTCCAAATGTTGATATTGTTTTCATAATCAACTTTACGTCTTTCAATAACTCTATCGCCTTTTACAAGTTTGACCATATCCATAATCACTATCCTTAATAAAAAGGGGTGGTTTCCCACCCCATAAGTTTTAGTTAGCTAGTGTGTCTGCTGTTAACTTAACACCATAGCTGTCATGGATTTCACTTACTCCATAAACTGCTGTAGCTACGATTTCATCTGCTCTTAATGAAGCATCTCTTTGTGATTCAATCTTGAGGTCTTGCATCATTGCTAAAGCAAGTGCATCTTGTGAGAATACACCACCAATAGAGTCATCTGAACCATCTACAGAAATATTTGAAGATTCAAAAATCTGAACTCCCGCTATTGTTCCAACAAAACCAGTTCTCATAGCTTCGTTTGAAAGCTCTGTATCTCTACCCACAAATGTATTTGTTAAAGACTTTTTAACATTAAAAATTTGCTTCGGGTGAAATACCCCATAGTAAGGGGCGGGTGCATTTGCTGTTCTTAAATCAGCAACCGCTTCAAATACGTCTTGTACTGTAAGTTCATTACCCGCACCACCCGCTCTTTCTGTTGAAAAACCTGTGAATAATGCTGATAAGTCTGCATCTATTTTTCTTGCAATAGCTTCACCAAATAACCTACCAATATCACCCGCAACATTTCTTGATGCTGAGTTTCTTGCTAAGTCTGTTAGTGTTGTCATAATTCCAACTTCTGATGCTGTGATAGTTACAGATGTTGGGTTTACTGCTGTATTACTTAAATCAGTTGCTTCGTTTACTGCTGATGCTGATACGTTTGCATAAATCGGTACTTCAACTGATTTACCACCACCCGCAATAGTGTAGTTTCTAACTAAGTTTCTCATTATTGATTGCTCACTAGCAACAAATAACGCTTCTGCTACGATTTCGGTGTAGAGTTCCGAAATGGTAGAACTGGTTGTTTCATTTGCCATTTTTTACTCCTATAAATAAAACAAGTTATGGGTTTGCATTAATAACTCTAGGTTGGGAATCTCTTTGCTTTTTGTATTGAGCATACTTTTTCCTATCTTCTGGGTTATTAAAATCTAACTCACTCAAATTTAAAGACTTATTGAGTTCTTGTCTATCCACATTTGACACCGAACCAGAACCACTTGGGGTTGCTGAAACAAAGTGCGGGTTTTGTGTTAAGAACTCTTGAACTAATTCATCTGTAGTCAAAAGTTCCCCCTGTTTATTATATCTAGCAATTCCATTCTTATCAAGAATTTCAACATTACCAGTTTCATTTAGCTTAATATCATTTTTCAAAAGATCAACAACTTGTGAAGCATTAATTGCTTTATGTTTTGATGCAGATTCCAATAATGATTTATTTATCTTAATATCTCTAAGTTGATTTTCTAATTCTGATTTTTCTTTTTGATGTTCTTGGGTTCTGGTTCTTAGTATTTCTTCAAACTCACCCTTTTGAATACGTTGCTTTTCTTCTGCTTCTTTTTGTGTCTTTACAGCATTGATAGCTACGTCAATATCATCTACACCTAATTTTTTAAACATTGAACCTCGTTCTTTAGCTAATCGTCTTTCAACGATATTATTGACTTCATCTTGGGTAAATGTTTGTGCTTGTGGTGTTTCTTGTACCTGTGGTGCTTCTTCTTCTTTTGTTTCAGTAGTTTGTTCTACTTGATTTTCTTCTGCCATTTCTTACTCCTATATATCCCAGTTTGGGTCTGTTGGAATCCAAGTATGTCGGCATCTATAACCACCTCGAACAATGAATGGGTCGCCAGTTGATTTTCCTTGCCAACCTTGATTATTCCAAATATCCCGAATTTCTTTTTCGGTTAATGTCCTATTTAGCATATTCTGGCAAAAAGGTCTACTATCCCTTACAAGCGTACCAGTATATGTAAAATGATTTAATCCAGACTCTTTTGCTTTTGCCACAGTAAATTGACCATGAAACTGCATAACTGAATCATGTGCTATCTGACTTGCATAACGTCTAAGATTGTTTCCCGCCCTATCAGAAGCATATTGAGTATGCAACTTTCTTACTGCTTCCTCAACTTCTACCCTTTTTGCATTATCAAATTTATTCTCGTTAATAAAATCAACTAATTCATTTATTTCCCGAGTGTTTGACTTTTTGTAAACACCATTGATATGTGATCTGATATTACTAACCATATCTTCAAATGGTCTACCCGCTATTGTACTTTGGTAAATTTCATCATTTATCACTTTTAGAAATCTTTCAGCTATATCTTCAAATCCGCTAAATGATTGATATTTAAGGGCATTTATGGTTTGCAAATCTACTTCGGTAAGACTTTTGAATTTTGCGGGTATAGGCATTTTACCAAATGTATCTAATACCTCTTTTGCAATCTTATTATATTCTTCGTTGATAATTATGTCTGCTTCTTCTAGGAATGAAGTTTGTATTAAATTTCTTATTCTTGGCTGTAATTGTATTGCTAGTCTTTGTGATACAAGCTGACCTTTTGTTGCTCTTGTTACTTCTTTAACAACATCTTCTTCTAGTTTATACAAAACATTAATTATTCTTTCTTCGTGCTGATCTGCTAATTTTTCTAAAATTCTGGACATATTTTACAATGGAAAGTTCTTTTTCCATGCCCTTATAGACCAAAAAGCGGGTGATAAAGACTTTTGCCCTTTTACTTCTTTTAGAACACCACCCATTCTAGCTAAGAATGATCTTTGTCTAGCGGGTATGCTTTTCTTGATAGACATACCTCTAGCACCAAAAGTAACTTTGTTTACTTTACCTGTAGCTTTGTTTTTGACGTAAACACCAAACTTTTTTCTCTTAGATTCTGCTGTAGATAGCCTAAAAGGTTTATTTAATTTTACTTCTTTTCCTCTGTATTTAGCCATTGTCTATCATCTAATCTTTCGTTTGTTATCATTCCACAAGCTATACATTTATAAACATCTTTTAACTCGGTTTTTTTAAGTGCAACTTTGCACCTAATACAAAATTTAATTTTTTCTTTGTCCATATAATCATTTCTTTTTTCTGTTTCTCTTTTGTGCAGTTTTTATTATTTCTTTATCAAATGTTGCTCTTGCACCTAATTTAATTAGTTTGTTTACTCTAGCCATTGCCCATGCTGACATGGGTATTCTAGGTCTTGAACCCGCAGATAAAAATGCACCTTGACCTTTACGATAACTTCGTTTCAAGTCTGTAATATTAAATAATTTAGATTTTTTTGCTTTTGCTCTAAGTGTTGCAACAACTTTAGCTGATAAAGGTTTTCTTCTTACTGCCATTATGCCCTGTTCCTTCGCCTTAATAATGCCAATGGTATTTTTGCACCAGACCTATATAAAGCACTAATTTGTTTCAATAAGTTTGCCCTAGCATTTCTTTTTGCACCTTTTAGACCAGATAAGTATTTTTTTGGAATACCTGTTTGTTTGTCTTTAGGAACTAATCTACGCTTCTTCTTCTTCCTCGCCAACTGTTTGTCCTTCTA